CCTCTTACATGGGGTTGCCTTGCTCCGGATCCGGACCTGTCACCCACGCGGCCGGCGCAAGTAGATATCGGGAGTCGCCACTTATAGGCTATCCAGCCGGCACCCTCAATGCTTGTACTGGCTCGCTTAGTTTCCCAGAGGTTCGTCTTCGTGTATCGGCATCTGATGGTGGCCTAACGGACGCAACAAAGGCTTATTTTGGAATGCAGACAACAAGGACTGCAACAAGCACAACGCACGATGTTAGCGTTGGTGATTTTCATAGGCTATGGTTGCCAACATCGCTCATACCAGACGATCCAACGACTTATGCTACAAAACACCCAAGCGCACTACCTGGAGTCTGTGCGTATGGATATGTTTTCTCTATGAATGACATTTCTGCTTCCGCCGGCGGCCAATACTCTTATCAGTCTGGTTCTCGTCGCGGCGTTAACTCAAGTGGCCATAATGGCGCTGTAACCGACTCTACCCTTCTTAATGCCGGATATGATAGCTTTACTGCTCCCTTCTGGGGCGGCTATGATGGATGGAATATTATCTACCCGGATCCGGTATATAATGCTAGTTTAACTAGTGGAACAGATACAAATAACTATGGATTCTATACATGGAAGCGAGCTATAGATACTGTATCAGATCCTGAATTTGTTGATATGAACCTTCTAGTGGCTCCTGGCTTAACTCATGATGCGCTAACTGGTCATATGATTGACGTTTGTGAAGAACGTGCAGATTCATTAGCCATGATTGATTTGGCTAGCGTTTATATTCCTTCTCATGAAGCTTATAAATCTAGCAAGGCAGATCGAATTGCCGCAGATCCTACCCAACGCGGCATTGATCTGAAAGATAGGCAAATCGATTCGAGTTATGGTTGTACTTTTTATCCATGGGTTCAGACGAGAGATGCCAATACTGGTCAAATGCTTTGGATTCCGCCTTCTGTTGCGATGATGGGGGTGTTAGCGAGTTCACAAGCTAAGTCAGATGTATGGTTCGCTCCTGCTGGATTTAATAGAGGCGGTCTTACTGATGGCGCAGCAGGAATCCCGGTTACTGGCGTTACAGAGCGGCTTACTTCTAAGAATCGTGATACGCTTTATGAGTCAAATATCAATCCGATTGCTTCTTTTCCATCTAGCGGAATCGTAGTCTTTGGACAGAAAACACTTCAAGAGCGGCAATCTGCATTAGATAGAATTAACGTCAGACGTTTGGTTATTTTCTTGAAGAAGCAAATTTCCATTCTTTCTACTCAGGTTCTATTTGAACAGAACGTTCAGTCTACTTGGAATAGGTTTAAGTCACTTATTGAACCTTTCCTTGCGAATGTTAAGACACGATTTGGTATCACCGATTATCGATTAATCCTCGATGAATCAACCACAACACCAGATCTTATCGATCAGAACATTCTTTACGCTAAGATTATGATTAAACCGGCAAGAGCAATCGAATTCATTGCAATTGACTTTGTTATTGCTTCAACCGGTGCATCATTCGATGATTAAAAATGGTGGGGGATTTTCCTCCATCGCACTATTTAAGAATAGATTATAGGAGTCCCATAAAATGGCATTTTGGTCAACAAACTTTGGAGAAGATACAACGCTCAAAGATCCGAAAAGAAAGTTTCGGTTTACGGTAGAGTTTCAAGGTATCCAAGCAGCGCAGGGCGGCGCTATGCTTTGGTACGCAAAAACTTGTACAAAGCCCGGTTTTGCGATAGCAGAGTCAACACACAAGTTCCTCAACCACACTTTCTACTACCCCGGCTCAGTAACTTGGAATGCCGTCGATATTACATTAGTTGATCCAGTTGACCCAGACATGGCTGCAACTCTTTCTGATATTGTGGTACAATCAGGATATACTCCACCTACGGATTCTACTTCGTTGTCTACAATGTCAAAAGCTAAAGCCGCTGGTGCTTTGGGAACAATCATTATTACTCAAATCGACTCAGATGGAAATCCATTGGAAACCTGGACTCTTTGGAATTCATGGATCCAAGAAGTTAAATATGGCGATTTGGGTTATGATACCGATGATCTTACTGAAATGTCAGTCAAGCTTAAGTATGATTGGGCGCGAGTAGAGACCGCCGGCGCATCTGTTGCGGTTGCTGGCGCTGGTGGAACAGAATTCTTCGGAGTATAAATTTATAACACAATAAAACGAGAGGTGTATATTGTCGAGAAATAAAGAACGCACCGGTGGCGCCCAACAACGGGATAGCAGCCCACCACCACAAGTAATGCAGGGAGAATCAACCCCTTTTTCATTTGTAGTTCCTACAGAGTTTGTAGAATTGCCTTCAGGTGGTAAGTTCTACCCCGATGGCCATCCACTATATGGTGAAACAACAATTGAAGTTAAACAAATGACTGCTAAAGAGGAAGATTTATTGACATCTCGTTCTCTTTTAAAGAAAGGTGTTGCTTTAGATAGATTACTTAAGAGTATTATTATTAATAAGAATATTGATGCGAATTCACTTTTAATTGGTGATCGTAATGCTATTTTAATATCGGCAAGAGTTTCTGGCTATGGAAACGATTATCAAACAAAAGTAACATGTCCGCGATGCAACACAATGCAAGATTATAATTTTAATTTAAATGACGTATGTATCTATAATGGAGAGAGTATAACGGAGGAAGAGGCAGTTTCCAATGGCGATGGAACATTTACCGCTATGTTGCCGAAGACAAAAATTGAGGTAATATTTCGTTTATTATCGGGATATGATGAGAAGAATCTTTTTAATCAAATTGAAAATGCCCGAAAGAAAAGAAAAGAAGAAAATACTATTACCAGGCAACTTAAACAGATTATTGTTGCTGTAAATGGTGATGAAACGCAAAAATCAATTAATTATTTAGTTGAAAACATGCCTACTATTGATGCCCGCCATCTGCGTCTTGTGTGCAAATTAGCAACTCCTAATGTTGATTTAACTCAGCATTTTGATTGTAATGAGTGCGATTATGAACAAGAAATGGAGGTTCCGCTGACTGCGGACTTTTTTTGGCCTGACCGCTGAGTATATGGAGAATGTATATGAGCAGTTCTTCTTTTTAAAATATTCAGGAGGATGGTCATTCTCAGAAGCATATAACTTGCCAATTGGTCTTAGAGATTGGTTTACAAAACGACTTATTAAACAACTAAAACAAGAAAATGAAGCGATGGAAAAAGCTTCAAAAGGCGGGGGTTCTTCCGCTCAAACATTAACAAGTCATAATCAACCCACAATTCCACCTCAATTCAGAAATATGCGTAGACAAAGCTAATAGCTTTGTCTTTTTCTGCATGTAACTAATTAACCTTAGATACAAAGAAGGCATCATTATGGCGAACGACGAAATATCAAAGCATCAAGAACAAGTGACTTTTCTTAAGCAATTTGCTGAAGGGAAGAAGGATGTAAATGAGCTTTCTAAGGAAGAAGGAAAGTTACTTCAAGAGTATGTTGCACGCCAACAAAAGAGCAATATACTCTCAGCAGAAGCGCTCGCGGACATGCAAGAACGCATTGATGTTATGAAAGTCGCAAACAGGATGGAGGATGATTCATATGCAAAACGAGCAAGAGGATTAGAAATATCAAGACAACAAGCAGAGGTTGATCGCGATGTCCTAAAAACACTTCGTAAGAAAATGATAGCTAATGATCAAAGCCTATCTGATGCTGAAAAAGAGATGAAAGCGAAGCATGGTAGTTTAAAGCTAATTGAAAAAGAACTTAAAATCCAGGAAATGAGAGTAGAGGGGCACCGGCTGCTTAATGAGGAGTTAAATGAAACATCCTCATTAGAATCCGGAATTCTTAAGACAACATCAAAAATATCTGCCGCTATGGAAACTGGAGCATTAAGAACATTGGCGCTTAAAAAAGCCACAATGGGGCTTGATAATATGATTAGTAAGTTATGGGATGGTGCTGTTGAGTCAATGTGGGAAATGGATCAAGCTGTTTCTGATTTTAATAAACAATTTCAACTAGGAGACAGATATACCGATAGAATAACAGATTCTTATAAAGCGATGAATGAATTTGGTGTATCAATTGGCGATGCTGCAAAAGCACAAGGAATATTAACACAAGCAGTTACTGATTATACAATGATGTCTGATAAACAACAAGACGCAATAACTGAACATATGTTAGCAGCTAGTAGATTGGGTGTTGATATGCAAGACTATAGTGCAGGCATGCAGAATTCAATGAAGATGTTTGGACGATCAAGTGAGGGCGCCATTCAAGTTCAAGGTGAACTAGCTGCGACAGCAAGAGCACTAGGGCGAGATCAAAAAGCCTTTGCCAACGAGTTTGCTCAATCTGGTGGTGTTTTAGCAAAATTTGGCAAACAGGGAGTTAAAGCGTTTAAAGATTTGGCACATATTTCTAAAATTACCGGCATGGAAATAAGCAAAGTACTTGCGCTTACTAATAAGTTTGACACGTTTGAAGATGCCGCTGGAATGGCTGGTAAATTGAATGCGGCATTAGGCGGCAACTTTGTTAATGCTATGGATATGATGATGGAAACTGATCCCGCAGCCCGTTTTGGTATGATTCGCGATGCTATTTCGGATGCTGGCTTGTCTTTCAATGATATGAGTTATTATCAGAAGCAATTTTATACGGAATCTCTTGGGCTTTCTGATGTTGGCGATCTTGCCATGATGCTTTCTGGAAATATGGAAGATTTAGCTGGAGCAACAAACCAAAGCGCAGAAAGTTTAATTGAACAGAAAAAGCGCGCCGCCGCATCATTAAGCGTTCAGGAGGCATGGAAAGCAATTATTGCTGATAATACAGAGGGATTAATCAAGCTTGGTAAAAAGTTGAATGCGGTAACTAGTTTTATAATAGAAAATATTGAGGTTATAAAATGGATTGTTCCTATTATGGTAGGTTTTCGAGCCGTAACTCTGGGGATGTCTCTCGCTAATCTATTTTTATCCCTATCTCAGAAAAAAGTGACGAAAAATGCCAAACGCGCCGCNNGGGCGCTTGGTATTCTTGCTTTAGCAATGGTGGCATTAGCNGTCAGAGGTTTGCAGATGAAGTCTCCATCCTTGTTAGTGATAACATTGTTGGGATTAGCGGCGGCTATATGGGCAATTGGCAAAGTGGGCCCAGAAGCCGCCCCTGGTATTCAAGCTGTAGCGATACCGATGCTGCAATTAGGTGTAGCACTGGCTTTGGTATTAGGTTCGTTGGCTTTGGTAGCCGCAGCATTTTCCTTGCTGAGTGCTGAACAAATGGTAGGACTTGGCCTTGGATTGCTGATGCTTGCTGGCGCCGTATTGTTGATGGGGATTTATGGAGTGACGGCTGCTCCCGGCATTGCTGCTGTGGGAATAGCACTGCTACCTTTAATTCCCACTATTTTGGCCGTTGGTGCTGCCACGTTTCTTGCTGGCGTGGGAATAGGCTTGATGGGCGCCGGCATGTCACTTTTGTTTGAGTCAATTCAGGTTGACAAGTTAATAGCTTTAGGGATATTTATAGCTGCGATGGTTTACGGCGCCCCTTTTATTCTGCTTGGAGCAGGAGCATTAGGATATTTAGCTATTAGTCTTGCCGGTGTAGCTATTTCCATGGCGCTTATCCCAACGTCAAAAATGGAAGCTCTTGCAATGTTTACTTCATCTTTAGCTGCCATAGAGATAGATAATATGAACAAATTGGCAGAATCAATCGAAAGAGTTGCCGCAGCGATGGATTCTATACCGACTGCAAAATCACTAGCAGTTGCCTCCGCAGTTAATGCAGTTACAACAGCTACGGTTGTAATGAAAGCCGTTGGTTTTATTGGGCCAGCATCGCAGTCTGCACCCACCGCCGATGGGGGTATCGGAGGAACTAAAGATGTAAAGGTAAAGGTTACCTTAGATGCTGCAGCCACAAAAGACTTCTTGAGCGGCAAAACAGTTGATACTTTAGGTGCATTAGCATTTAGTGGTTTTAGATAAATAAAAGGAAATAAATAAAAATGTCAGACGAGGAAAAAGAGAACGATTTTTTTGGAAGTGATTTTAATTCTTCCAAATATTTTAAAAACAATAAAGTATCTGTTGGCCCCGCCAACTTAAGTACTTATTTTACAGATGGATCTGATGCATATGCCAATCAAAATAAGCTGTTTATTTCCTTTCATCATGTTCCAAGTGGGAAATCTGTATTTTTTAAAGCATTCATTACAGCTTTTAATGAGGCGTATAATTGTGATTGGTCGTCAGAATCAGTGTATGGTAGAGCCGATCCTATTTATATGTTTAAACAAACACAACGAAAGATAACGCTAGCTTTTAAAATACCAGCTTCTTCAACCAGTGAAGCATATGAGAATTTAACCAAAGTGCAATCATTGACACAGTTTTTGTATCCAAGTTATACTTCTACTACGAATGCAACAACTATTTCTCAATCTCCTTTAATAAGGATAAAAGTTATGAATTTACTTAGTAATCGTGCTGATGTTATGCATCAAGATAATACTTCTTTCGATGCACATTTAGATAATTATACCAAGAGGCAGTCGTGGAGTTCAAATGAAGGATTACTGGGTGTTGTGGAAAATCTTGCTGTTGGCCATAATTTAGAAGGAGATGATGGCGCTTTTGTCGTTGGTTCTAATGCTATTCTTCCGAAGTTTTTAGATATTAATTTATCATTTGCTCCTATACACGAGGAACCACTGGGGTGGGATTCTTTCGGAAAATTCAGTTCTGATTTGTTTCCGTATGGTGCTGATTCTGCTACTGTTCGTGATTTGACGGAAGAGGCGATAAATAGTAATACATATGAAGCTCTAAAAGCTGCTATTGAAGCCGGCGAATCTGGTGGAGACTACAGAGAAGCAACAGAAGCGGCTTTAGCGGAACAAGAAGCTAGATATAGTGGAATGGGTGGCATGCGAAGACTTAAGAAAGACTTAAAATCAGGCGATGAAGCAGCCCGTGCGTATGCTCAAGAGCAAATGGAGGCAGGTGCCTATAGCGATAGACAAAGTGATAAAATTCAAGACGCCTACGATGAGGGCATCGAATGAAAGCTGGGAAAATTATCATGATAATTGAGGACAATAAATAATGCCAAGATATAATAAATATAGAATATTAAATAACTCAAGTAAATATTATGCTCCTCTGAGGGAAAGTAGGGGTATCAAGAATATTCGACACTACGAAACGCCACAGCTGAATAATCCAACAGTAGCGCAACGTTCTCGACTTATGACAACTTCACATATTTGGAAATATGGCGATAGATATTATAAATTAGCTAATAAATATTATGGAGATGTTAGGCTTTGGTGGGTGATTGCATGGTATAATTCAGCACCAACAGAGGCGAATTTAATAACTGGAGATGTAATTGCGATTCCAATAAATATTGAAGAAACTTTGAAAGTTTTAGGAGCAATGTAGAATGGCTGAAGACGAAGGAGTAAATGCTGTAGCTGTCTTGGCCAGCGCTTGTGAGAGTGCCGGCGCCGAAGCCGAAGAGTTGCTTGATAAGATGCCCAGAGAGATAGAGAAGATGCAGACGCTTCTTAAAGACTTTGATGAATTAATTGATAAGTGGAATAATAACGCCAAAGCCGGCATTTCTCAGGATGGCGAAATTATCACAGACTTCGAATTAAAAAAAATGTCAAATTTTGGATCCGACTGGGGCAAATCACCAGAATATCTTAAAGATGAAGATGATAATAATTTAATAGCCGATAGTGTTTGGAAATCGGATGATGCAACGCCAATTAATGACGCTATTTTAAAGATAATTGATCAAACAGGCCCCGTCTTCGGCATCGCTGTTACTGCTGATGCCGGCGAACAATACAAAGCAGGCGTTCAAGAATCTAACGCCAGTACAAATTCTTTATATGCTAAACTTGCAACAACATACCCGCGCCATTCCAGCGCTAGCTGGAAAGTCGATGGCGAATACGCCGGCCTTCCGAATTATCTTGAAGGATACGACGACAGCACCAAGAAATGCAGCGAACAAGCGCTTAGCGCCGGCGAGAGTGGCTACAACGCGCAAGCGGAGTGGGTGGGAACTGGCTTTTGCGCAATCGAAAACATTTTTTCACCAGCAGTATCTAAAGATGGCAAAAGAACTGGTAGTATTCTACGTCTCGAAGCTGAAAATTTTAAGGATATCCGAGATCGAGAAATTGCCCAAGCGGAAGAGGATGGTGAATCACCACCAAGTTCAGTGATCGTGAATGTGGGTACAATTAAGGCGCTAGAAAGCGCATATAAAGAGATATTCTCACAACAGGAAGTAATATTAGATCTTATAAATGCATTTAATTTAGCTGTTGCTGGGTGTATTGATGATCTCGAAGATGCAGCTGAAAAATGCACAGGCACTTTTGCGTGGGTGTGTGATAAGATGGGGTGGGGGCCCACCGAAGAGGAAAGAGCCGCCGCCGACGCTGCTGCAGAGCAATTGAGAGATCTGACGATTGGCGATGTTGCTGAATTTATAAATTATGCCGGTACTCGCAATTTTAAAGAACAATGTTATTTGTTGGCAAAGATATTTGAATTGACAAAATACAAAAAAGAAACACTAGAAGCAATAACACCTAAAAAATTACCATATTATTCAGCAGGTTCGTCAAATATAGTAGAATCTAATGCATGTTTGATGGTAGATGGCCACCCGTATGGATTTTTAAACCAACTAACTCAGTCGCCAACTCAAGAGCAGTTTTTTAATATGGAAACAAGCGAAATATCCACTTTGCAGCCTATGGTACGATTTTTTAAAGTGGATATGAGTGCAGAAAAAAATGAAAAAGAATTAGTAGAGCAAGAATATATATTTGATTCAAACACTACTAATAATGACATTGAGAGGTTTCTTGCCGACAAAGCAACAAGGGGTGTTGGTGTTGGTGTAAAAGATTTTTCTTTTGTTTACGAAGGTAATACTCCATTTGCTGTGAAAAAAAGCATTAAAGCAAAATTAACAATTTTTGCAAATAGTTTTAATGAGTTGATGATAGACAGAGGAGGATATTCATATATTGAATTGGCATTGAAGACAGGCAGAACTAATAGCGCATCAGATACATCCTCTGCGGCGCAATTTTCCCAAGAAAATATTGATGAAAATTTATCAAAACTTAATTTTAGACTTAAAGCGCTTGTTGGCTGGGCAAAACCATCCGGTAGTCCGAAACCGAAACATTTCTCATCTCACCTGTTAGATGCTTTAGATGATTCTTTTATGACATTAAATTTAACCCCTGTAACGCATGAGTTTAATATTGATCAACAGGGGCGAGTTAACTTTACAATTGATTATTTGGCATATGTTGATGATTATTTTGATCATCCATATTTCAATATATTTTCAGATAGTG